TGGTAGCCTCACTTGAGTACTCAGGTGAATATAACGGCGAAGCAACTTATTCTGTAACTCTTGAGAATAGCGGCGCGTTTACCTTCACTTCAGCTTAATAGGAGCAATATAATGGCTTGGATAAATGCAACTGTCGATTTTAATGGGGTTACATATTTAAGCCATCGTAGAGGAATTATATTTGTAGTTCCTCATTGTTCTGGCCTTGAGGTTGGAGACATCTTCAAGGCCGACAGCTCTCAATTTGAGGTGCTGACTGCCGTTGATTTGCATGATCGCGGAGAAACTCTTGTAATGGATACAAAGGAAATAAAAGATGACAAACCCAAAGCGCGGCGAAATGCAGTTGGAGATCGGGGAACAGAAGTTCCAAGTGAAGATCACAATGGACACGTTGATGAGGATTGAAGCCTCAATTGGCAAGGGTATTCTTAAAGTAGCACAAGGTCTATCGGAGGGTGAAATGTCTGCAACTGAAATGGTTGCTATTCTTACCCCCATACTAAGATCAAGCGGCAAAGATTTAAAAGATAAAGACGTGGCAAATATTGTTTGGGATGCTGGATTTGCTGAAGGCTTAAAGGCCGTAGCTGAAGTTATCGCATTTGTCATCGGCGGCGCTGGTGGAAATGAGGGAAACGAAGTGGGGATGGAGAGCGCATAGATGAACTTCCGTGGAATTCTTGGATGCAACTGGCTTTTGGAAAAATGCAAATAAGACCAGATGATTTTTGGTCAATGTCTTTCGAAGAGTTTATGAGCGCAATTCAAGGTTTCTCAGAGTTTCATTCTAATGGGTCTTCGTCCCCAATGGACAAAGATGAATTAAGTGACCTAATGGAAAGGTATCCTGACTAATGGCGACCACAGTAGATACCCTCTTAGTCCGAATTGAATCGGATATGTCTGATCTGAAGCGTGATCTTAAAAAGATCGGCAATCAAACTGAAACAACAACCAATAAAATGTCATCTTCTTTTCGTAAGGTTGGTGGAGCTTTAGCGGCGCTTGGAGGTGCGGCGGCTTTAGGTGGGCTAATAAAGGGGTTCATTCAAACTGGTGCAGAAGTAGAAAATCTTGGTGTAAGGTTTAATACCCTTTTTGGATCAGTAGAAGAGGGCTCAAAGGCATTTCAGGTAATGTCTGCATATGCTTCACAAGTTCCATTTTCCCTTCAAGATATTCAGAGGGGTGCGGCTCCGCTTGCTACGGTTGCTAAAAACGCTGACCAGCTTGGACAAGCGATGCTTCTTACTGGTAATATCGCCGCTGCATCTGGTCTTTCTTTTGACGAAGCCGCTGGAAACATTCAAAGGGCGTTGACCGCTGGTATTAATTCCGCTGACCAATTTAGAGAGCGCGGCGTTTCTGCTATGGCTGGCTTCCAAGCTGGAACATCATACAGCGTAGATCAAACCCTTGCAAAGCTAAATGAAGCCTTTGGAGCGGGTGGAAAGTATGACGGAATTACCAATGATCTAGCTAATACAACTGATGGCGCTTTATCCATGCTTGGTGATAGCTGGTTTAACTTTCAAAGAACCGTAGCTGAAAGCGGTCTTAATGAAAGTTTTCGTGATTTAATTAATGCCTTAAAGCCACTTCTTGACGCACTTAGACCTCTTGCAGTCCTAATAGGGAAAACCTTGTCAGGTGGATTTTATATTATGGCATCTACTGTGCGGGTCGTAACCTCTCAAATAGATAAATTAGCTGTAGCTACTGCGGCATATATTGCATTGAAATTAGGGACAACAATTTTTCATACAGTTTCTCAATTGCAAAAATTAGCAAGGGTAACATTAATTAACAGAAATGTTCTTAAATCTCTCAGTGCGATAATTCGCAAAAATCCATTTATAATTGTAGCACTCGGTGCTGCGTATGCCGTAGACAAGCTAGGTGGTTTTGAACAGGCTTTATTAAATCTGGAGAAGAGATTTCCAAAAGTATTTGGTGGCATAAGCGATAGTGCTGAAAGTTTTTTTGAAGGTATGGGTGAGGGGATGTCTGAACTTGACGACATTCTCAAAACACCGCTGCAAATTGAAATAACAAAGGGTCTCGGTGGTGGAACTAAAGCTGCTGAAGACGCTTTGAATTCACTTAAAGCGATAGTAGATGCTAATATTGAACCAGTTCATAAAATGCAGGAAGAATATGATCTACTAAGCAAAAATATGGATAAGTTTTCTGGTCCTGCTAAAGAAAAAGCATTAGAGGCGTTAGAAACACTTGGTCAAAAAATAAATGAACAAGACCCAATTATCTCAAACCTAAGTTCCGCTATACAAAATATGTCATCTGGTTTCAGTGACTCAATGGCAGATATGCTTATGTCTGGAAAAATGAACCTTGATAGCTTGAAAGATGTATTTAGAAGTTTTGTAAAAGTTATGATCGCTAAGGCAATTGAGCTTTTCTTTGTAAATAAAATCCTTAACGCAGTATTTGGCGGTTTTGGCGGGGTGCCATTACCGACTGCCAGTTTCCCCGGTCTTGCTGGTGGCGGAAGCGTCAGCCCCAATCAGCCTTACATGGTAGGTGAGCGCGGTCCAGAGCTTTTTGTTCCATCTTCTGCGGGGACCGTAATGAATAATAGTAATTCAAAGGGTTTCGGCGGGGGTTCAACAACAGTGGTAAATCAAACAATCAACGTAAGCGCGGGTGTTTCCCAAACGGTACGGGCTGAAATGATATCCTTACTTCCATCATTTAAACAAGAAACAATGTCTGGAGTTGCTGACGCTAAAAGGCGCGGTGGTTCTTATGGCAGAGCATTTGGGTGATTTATGACACTGATAACTATGCCAACAAGCCCCGCCTTCACCAACTCTGATTGGGGCATAAGCCGAACCGTAGCTGTGTCTGAAAGCCCATTTACGGGCGCGTCACAGGTCCATTCGTATCCCAAGGCACAATGGCAAGCTACTCTGACTTTGCCCCCTATGAAGCGTTCACAGGCTAGCCAGTGGCAAGCGTTCTTTATGCAGTGTGAAGGTCGGGCGAATACCTTTCTTTTAGGTGACCCTGACGGAAAAGAAATTATTTCGGATGCGGCACCGAGTTCTATAGCTGTAGCCTCTAGCGCGGCTATTGGGGCCACAACAGTCGATCTTACGATTGGTGCTGGTAGACAAATAAACACTGGTAGCTATTTGCAATTCTTCACTGGGGCAAATTCAGTCTTGCATATGGTAGTAGATAATAACTCCGGTGATGGGTCAGTTACTATTCAGCCCCCGCTAAAAGTTGCGCTTACGACATCAACTCCTGTGAATTTTACAGAAGCGCAGGGTGTTTTTAGAATGGATAGCAATGATCTGCGCTGGTCAGCGGATCAAGTCAGTCGTTACGGCATAACATTTTCTTGTAGTGAGGTAATATGACCCGTAGTACGCCAGCATCATTATTGACTGCACTGAGTCAACCAGAGGTAAAGCCTTTTTATGCAGTCGAAATGAATTTTGACTCTGCTCCGGTGCGGTTTTGGACGGGATATGGCAGTCGTACCATAAACAGCCAAACATATACTGGTACTGGAAACCTTCTTAGCATTAGTGGTCTTGAGGAAGTGAATGACCTTTCTGCAAAAAACATTACTTTGAAGCTATCAGGAATTCCGGCCTCTTTAGTCTCTTTGGCCTTGCAGGAGCCTTATCAACGTAGAGCTTGCACTATTTACTTTGGAACTACGGATACAACATCCGCTATTGAGGTTTTCAGTGGCTTGATGGACGTAATGACCATTGAGGATGGAGGCGAGACTAGCAATATCTCTTTGACCGTTGAGAGTAAGCTAATTCGTTTAGAAAAAGCATCAAACTGGCGTTATACTGAAGGCAGTCATAAATCACGTTATCCAAGCGATACGTTTTTTTCGTATCTTGCTGACCTACAAGACCGTGACATTGTTTGGGGCCGAGAGGTCAAGTCTGACTGATGGGGCCAAGAGAACGACTTAACGCCTTTATGAAGGCCACTAAGAACAAGCCGTTCATCTGGGGAGAACATGATTGTTTGACGTTCACAAACGATGCTTGGCGCAGCATGTATGGTCACGGATGGGCTGACGAGTGGATAGGCCAATACATCAAAAGCAATCAAGTTATAAACAGGTCAGAGCTTCGCAAGGAATTGTATAGGTTACATGGGGCTAATAGCTTTGATGAAGCTGTAGATACGCGCTGGAAGCGTGTTGATGGGGTTCCTCCCCTTGGCGCTTTGGTAACAACGAAGAAGGCTCGTAAATGGATTACTGGCGTTGCTATGGGCATTTGCACTGGAACCAAGTGCGCTTTCTTAGATAAGGACGGCGTGATATACCTTCCATTAGATGATATTGATAAAGCGTGGATTAGATCATGAGCTACCGTCTAGGCGATTTTACAGTCAAGAACTGGAACTCTTGGGATAGAGTGCCTCGTGATCCAATTACAATAGGTAATGCCGTTATGGCTGCCGTTGGCGCTTCTACTTACTATTTATCTGTAATTTATGCTGTTGGCGTAATAACAATTGGTGTTGTTGCATCTTGGGCAATATCAGCACTTATTCCAAAGCCAGACTTTTCATCATTCGGGTCTCAAGGGACCTTGGTAAATTCCCGTGATGCAACTGCTCCTGTTGATTTTGTTTATGGTCAAGTTCGCAAGGGCGGAACAGTAAGTTATTATGAGTCAACTGGTGATGAAAATAAATTTTTGCATCAAATCATAGTTCTAGCTGGTCATGAAGTTGAGGCAATCGGCAGTATCTACATTAACGATGAAACAGTAACCATTGATAGCAATGGATTTGTTACTGATACTGCTTGGGATAGCAAAATCCGTATATTGATGCACCTTGGGAACCAAACATCAACGTCAGATGACTTTTCAAATGTTAGTGGCAAAAATCTTGCAAATACATTGATTGCAGAAAGCGAATTAACAGGATCAAATGCGCTGACATCTAACTTTGTGGGCAATGGAATTGCTTATCTTTATGTCCGATATGAGTATGATGCTGAAGTGTTCGCCAGTGGCGTTCCGCTTGTTACTGCTGTTGTGCAGGGCAAAAAGGTATATGATCCGAGAACTTCCTCTACTGCATATAGCAACAACGCAGCCCTTTGTATCCGCGACTTCATTACAAGCGAATATGGACTAAATGACAGCGCGATTGATGATGTGAGCTTTGCCGCTGCGGCTAACGAAAGTGATGAGAATGTAACTTTAAGCGGCGGCGGCACTGAGAAGCGGTACACGATCAATGGAATTGTCAAAGCTAGTTCTGCTACTGGTAAGGTTCTTGGAGAAATGGCAACCGCTTGCGCGGGAACTTTGTTCTGGGGTTCTGGGTATTGGAAGCTCAAAGTTGGTGCATACACGGCTCCGGTAAAAACTCTTACCCTTGATGATTTGCGTAGTCCAATAAACTTGCAAACACGGGCTTCAATGCGAGACAGCTTTAATGGAGTAAGCGGAACATTTAATGATGCTAGTGGCGATTTCATTACTGCTGATTACCCTTCAATCAAAAGCGGTACATTCAAAACTGAAGATGGTGGTGATGAGCTTCTATTAGACCTACCGCTGCCATATACCACCAGCGCCTCAACGGCTCAACGAATTGCAAAAATGACTTTGTATCGCGGTCGTGAGCAAATGACTTTGAGCGCTGATTTCGGGCTTGAAGCTTTTAATGTTGAAGTTGGGGATATAGTTGAATTTGATAATGCGCGTTATGGCTTCAGCGGCAAAGAGTTTGAGGTTATCGGTTGGGAATTTTCATCGAACCAACAGGCTGGTGATTTACGAGTTAAGTTAACTCTACAGGAAACATCACAAGCTGCATTTAATTGGAATGCTGAAGAGAGTGATATTATTAATAATAACACTAATCTTCCATCACCCGGCGCGGGTCTTGCGATTAATAATCTATCTGCGTCTGGGGGTGGCAGAACTCAAGGTGATGGCACTTTCATTAACTCCGCCATCTTAAACTGGGACGATGTGTCAAATGCTTTTTCTGCCTACTACGAGGTTGAATGGAAGGCACTGGCGGATAGTACATATTCCAGTACAACAACCGTTGAGTCAGCTATTGAGGTTTCGCCTCTGGTTGATGGGGTTGAGTATATATTCCGTGTGAGGGCTGTAACCGCCTCTGGAGTTACGGGAGCATATTCTACTGTGCAGTTTACTGGTGGTGGTGATGTAACTGCTCCAGCCTTGCCAACAGCAATCACCGCCAGTGGTGGATTTAGATATATCACTGTAAGCTGGACTAACCCTGCGGACGCTGACCTTAACTTTGTTGAGGTCTGGGAGAACACTTCTAACACATCTTCAGGGGCCACTAAGGTTGGTACATCTGGTGGAAACGAGTTCATTCGTTCCAATTTGGGCATACAGGAAACAAAGTATTACTTCTTAAAGTCGGTGGATTACAGCGGTAATGCCTCCGCATTTACTTCTGGTGTATCAGCTACGACCACCTTTATTGATGATAATGACTTTGCTAACGGTGTCTATAGTTTGTTCACCGATCAAGGTTTATATGCCATTGAGGATGTTTCATCACTTCCCGCTTCTGGTACATTTACAGGTGAAAAAGTCTTTAACACTAGCGATGCGAAGCTATATAGCTGGACGGGTTCAGCTTGGGAAGCCGTTGCTGCGGATGGTGGTGATGTAAACTTCAATGAATTACAGGGTACTATTGCGGCAAGTCAAATACCAAGTGGCACTATTACTGAGGCAAAGTTAGCAAGCGATAGTGTAACCGCCGCAAAAATATCTGCCAATGCTGTGGGCGCAAATGCTATTGCTGCGGGTGTAATTACTGGCGACAAAATAACTGCTAACACGATCACAGGTGGTCTGATTGCCGCATCAGGTATAATTACAAACTCAGCGCAGATTACCGATGCTGTCGTGACTAACGCTAAAATCGCAAACGCTGCAATCACATCTGCTAAAATACAAGACTTGGCAGTAACCAGCGCAAAGATTGGCGATTTAAACGCGGATAAGATCACCGCTGGTACAATAGACGCAGCACGTTTCATAGGTTCAGGTATTGCCCACATTGGTGCAACTGCTGTGAATATATCCGCTGAGTTGGGTACAACTAACCTCAGTGTGTCTGTAAGTGGGCTAGAGAGCGGGACACAACTTATTGGCATTGCGGGTGTCTCTGGCTACTCTACAACGACTAATGGTAAAAGATCGTTTACCACTACGGCATCTTTGTCGGGTGCAGGGTCTAGTGGGTCAGTTTCAACTATAAATGGTGTGCAAGAACAAAATGGCGTTGCAATAGGTGGTTGGCTTGGTGCAGTTGTGTCTGGAGTTACAACAACTACCGGGACTGCTACATTATCCGTGACTATATCCCGTATTTCGGCAAGCGGTGCTGCGGGGAATACTGCGTTTAAAGGTTCAATAGTTATTCTTGGGGTGCAGGGTTAATGGCTGATTACATTATTTATACCGATGAAGTCGTGAACATGAGAGTAAGCTGCATTGAAGCTGATGCACAAACTATGGCAACAGCTAACAACGCTTCTTATGCGGTAGACACCTTCGATGGCTACGAGCTAAATCAGCTTGAGGTCGTTGATGGAGTATTACAAGTAAAATCACAGAGTGCGCAAGACGCAGAGGGCGCAGCCAAGTTAATGGATGATCTCCGTGGGGGTCGTGATGTCTTGCTTACTAAAAGCGATTGGACTCAATCCAACGACAGCCCACTAACAGACGCTAAAAAGACAGAATGGGCTACCTACCGTCAAGCCCTCCGCGACCTTCCAGATAATACAACTGACCCTAGAAACGTAATTTGGCCCTTAATGCCTTCGTGATTTACTACTGATAGCCTTTGTGTTAAATTGCGGGTGCATATGCTAACATAACCCTCGGAGGCCGATCATGGCAACTTTTAATAAGGTGAACGATTTCGTTGCAAACGCCGTTCATAACATGGACTTAGAAAGCGACCAGATCGTTGTAGCTCTGTCCAACACTGCACCATCTTCAGAGTCATCAAATCCCGCTTCTGATGGAAATGGTATACTCGCTAATTTAACACAGATTGCTTATACGAACTTGTCTTCACGAAACGTGACCACATCTTCGTCCACGCAAACTGGTGGAACATACAAGTTGGTATTGGCTGACATTACGTTGACATCTTCTGGTGGCTCAACAGGCCCATTCCGCTATGTCTACATCTACAATGACACAGTGACCTCCCCTGCTGACCCTTTGATTGGTTATTATGATTATGGTTCATCCTTGACGCTTAATGATGGTGACAGTTTGACTGTAGATTTCTCTGCTGCAAACGGTGTTCTTCAAATTGCATAAGGTGACTGAATATGGTGACGCTTGCAAATAGAGTTAAGGTTGAAACGTCTACAACCGGAACTGGGACAATAACTCTCGGTTCCGCTGTAGACGGCTTTCAAACATTTTCAGATGCGGATGTCTCAACTGGCGACACTGTTCGCTATGTAATAGAAGATGGCGACTACTGGGAAATTGGTTCTGGCGTCTTCAACAGCGGTGCTGGGACGATGACAAGGGTAGTTCTCCAAAGCAGTAACTCAGGTTCACTTCTTAACTTGTCGGGTTCTGCAATAGTTTTTCTTACTGTTATCGCAGAAGACCTTAATGACACTTTGGATTACGGCCTTGTCACTGGCGCAGTTACTTTAACGGATGATTACGGAGGGCTGGTCTAATGGCACGGCAAATTCAATTACGTCGCGGCACGACAACACAAACCAATGCTTTTACTGGAGCTTTGGCGGAAGTTACTGTTGATACAGACAAAGATACTGTAGTCGTTCACGATGGCTCTACAGCTGGCGGTCATCCACTAGTCAAAACCTCAGACCTCGGCACAGCCGCCACCACTTCGGCGACTGACTACGCTACTGCGGCACAGGGCGCATTGGCTGACACGGCTGTACAGCCAGACGACAGCCCATCTTTTGGAAGCGTTACGGTAAGTGGTACGGTAGATGGACGTGATGTTGCCACAGACGGCTCCAAGTTAGACGGCATAGAAGCTGGTGCTGATGTAACAGACACAGCTAATGTAACATCTGCTGGCGCATTGATGGACAGTGAAGTTACCAACCTTGCTCAAGTAAAGGCTTTTGATAGCTCAGATTATGCTACTGCGGCGCAGGGAACCACGGCTGATGCAGCCCTTCCCAAAGCTGGTGGAGCTATGACGGGGCCGATTACGACCAATTCAACCTTTGACGGGCGTGATGTTGCTACAGATGGTGCCAAGCTAGACAACATCACTGTAACTCAGGCAGTTGACCTAGACCAAATGGAAATAGACATTGCTGCCCTCGCGAATGGCATGGTCTACAAGGGCGATTGGGATGCTTCTTCAGGTAGCTTCCCCGGCTCTGGGTCGGCGCAAATTGGTTGGTTTTATTATGTTTCGGTTGCGGGAACTGTAGGTGGAGTATCATTTTCGGTTGGCGATAATATTGTTGCGATAGCTGATAACGCTTCAACTTCTACATACGCAAGCAACTGGTCAAAACACGATCAAACAGACGCGGTTACAGCGGTTGTGGGCCTTAACGGCTCAATAACTAAAAGCGGCCTTCTATCCGCCTTAAATGTAGAGGACGGGGCTGACGTAACAGACGCCACTAACGTGACAGCGGCTGGCGCTCTTATGGATAGCGAGGTCACGAACCTTACTCAGGTAAAAGCATTTAGCTCTTCTGACTATGCAACTGCTGCACAAGGCACTACCGCTGACAATGCGCTGCCAAAAGCTGGCGGGGCAATGACAGGTAACGTAACCTTCGGCGACAACGACAAAGCCATCTTCGGCGCTGGGTCTGACCTCAGCATATATCATGATGCCACAAGAAGTTATATAGAAGAAGGTGGATCGGGTGGACTTTGGATTTCTACAAATGGAACAGAAATTAAGTTAAAACAAAGTGGTGGTGCTGACGAAGAAATGTTGGTCGCTACACCTAACGGCTCTGTTGACCTTTACTACAACAACAGTCCCAAACTCTCCACCAGCGCCGCAGGAATTGATGTAACAGGCAGTGTCACAGTCTCAGGAACGGTAGATGGCCGTGATGTGGCCTCAGATGGCTCTAAGTTGGATGGTATTGCCGCTGGTGCAACAAACGTCACAAACAACAACCAGCTAACAAACGGCGCTGGATATACTACCAATGTGGGTGACATTACAGGTGTTACGGCTGGTTCGGGTATTAGTGGCGGT